GCAGCCCCTGAAGACGATGTCTCTATTTATGAACCACAACTCATCGCAGTACCTCCTTATTCCTTCTATCAAGAAGAACTGTGGTGGGCTCAAACCAAAGGATATTCAGTTAATTCAATTAACTCTTTGCGTTATGAAAACTTTCTGAAATCGTATGCTGATGCATGCGAATCTGGGATGATTTTAGACTGCCGCGTCGGACGAGCAACTCAACTATGGAGGCTTGTAACATCTCAGATAACGAACATTAAATATAACATGTTCGAAACAATGACGTCAGATCTCGAGCGACAGCGCGAGGTCACCAAAATGACAAGTAGTGTACCAGAAGTCTCATCTTGGAAGGTCTTTATCAAGAGGCTTCTATTCTATCTCTTACCTCGCTCTGCAGCGGAATTCGTCACCGATTCCATATCTTTTGTAGGGTCATCAATCAAGTCAATGATCAATTGGTTGTCTCAACGGGCAGCCAACATGTTTCTACATGCTTTTTGGTTTGTTGATCCTGTGAGTTCTGCTGTGTTAGAGGAAGTGATTAAGACTATACCATTTGGTGCTTTAATCGTCTCTTTCTTCGAAATGAAGCACGGGGATTGGTCTTTGTTGGCGCTGGTGAAGTCTCTAGCTGTGCATGCTCCACTTGAACTGTTGTCTTTTCAAATGAAATTTCTTTCATTACCGGTTCGTGTGGCTTTGCATGCAGGTTGGAACTTCTTCTGGTCCATCAAGGAGAGAGATACCGTGACTCATGTATTCTTAGAAGAACACCCGCCATTCCATGGAGTGGTGAAAGGTGGAGATATAGAAAGGGTCGAAGAACAAAATGTGGTCACCTCTGTAGATCCCGTTTTTGAACCATTTGAACCCAATCATAATGTCAAGAAAAGAAACATTACAAATGTTGTATCCAGTACTACACCTATGTATGCAGCTCAATACACTACACACAATATAGTCCAATCTATAATGTGGAGAAACATGCAAGAATATCAAGTACCTTCAATTCCAAAGTGGTTGTTGCGTATAGCCCAAAATGCTATACTAAAAACCATACCAGAAGTTGACAAAGAATACACACCTTTGGAATGGATACATTTAGAAAATCATGCTCCTGGAAAAGTGAAAAATTATTTAGCAGCGTTGGAAAAATATGAGAAAGATCTTGAAGTAGACTATACTCAACTAATTCAGTTGAAGTACGATGAAGTGGTTACTAAACAGAAATTTAGAACCATCATTGCGTTTGAAAACTCCTATGTAGTCAATGTCGCTCCAGTAATATACTCATTAAGTAAAACTCTGCAAAAAGAATGGAATGGAATAAATGTGCACAAAATTGGTGACATTAAAATCATACTGCTGTACGCTTCTGGGGTGCGCAGCCAGGATATCTCAGATTGCATAACTAACTGGGCACAGCATAAGGATGTGTACTTTTTGTCCGTGTTAGGAGATGATTCATTGCTATTAAATGGAGATCGCTATTATGCATCTGACTTCTCTCGATATGACAGCACACAAAGACCTGAATTGAGAGCCTTATTTTACGAAGTCCTAAATGTCCTTGGTTTAGGCCATGTGGTCCCTCTGCTCCAAAAAGCAGACGATCACCCCGTCACTCTGAAGGGCCACACTGCAGTCAATTTCAATGTAAAAGGATTAAAAACGGGATGTCCACAAACATCCGTGTCAAATAGCATATTGACTGCGGCAATGTATATCACCTGCATTCTCAGACAACCCAAAGCTAAGATGGAGAAAACAATGGAACAATTTGGAGTCATTACTAAATGGAAAACTGGAATGATCAATGATGTCATGGAATTCTTGAAAACTGGTTTTATGGTGAAAAATGGAAAATGTTACGCAATCCCTCTCTTGGGAAAGCTCTACAAATTTGGAAAATTCATGCGTCCTGTTGATGAAATGGTTAAGGGCTCAGGTTCATATTTTCAAAAGAGCAGAGCGGTCTTAAGAGATCAACTGGTTTCAATGGGAGATTTCGAACATGTGCCTTACTGGAGTCGAATCTATGCCTCTTTAGAACCATACACAATGAAAGTTCAAACACAATGGAATCCTTG